GAGTCGACGCGACCATACAGCCGCGCGCGGATGCCCGCTTTGCCCGCCGTGCTTCCACCCGACCAGGTGATTTGCACGCGCTGCGTGCCGTCAAGATAGCCCTTGACGCCGTTCGAACCGTTTCTGGCTTCGATTTTGAACGTGTAATTCGTGTCAGCCGTCCAAGTCTTGCTGTAGGTGCTGGACTCCGACACCGCGCCGCTCTGGACCTCCTGCATGACCAGGAGCGAGTCCGGCTGCGACATGTACATCTGGACGTGATGCGGACCGGCGGTGTCGTACCGGACATAGATACCGCACAGCGGATTGGCGTCGCTGGTGGTGCGGCGGACGATAGCCTCGACGTCGTATTCGTCCGACGCTGGCGATGCGCTGTTGTAGGCGGAGCCAGTGCTCGACGACGAATCGCCGCGCGCCCTGTCTTCTGACCCGATCACGGTCATCGCGCCAGCGAACACCGTCCACGTACCGCCGACGTCCGGGGTATGCGATCCCAGTGCGGTGTCGCTGGTCTCGGTGAAGGTGTCGGTCAGGAATGCCATCAGCGCAATTCCCTTGTCGCGTCAACGACCGCCGGCTGCAGGCGCGCCACATCGAATCCCGGCTTGAGCTTTTGCCCGAGCCGGTCGACCACCACCTTGATCGGCGTGTCGGCGGTGACGTCCTTGGTGTCTGCTTTGAGGGCCGCGGCCTTGGACTCGATTTCGGTGCGCTTGGCGGTGGGCACGTCCTTGATCTTTGCCGAGACGTCGTCCGGCAATTCCGTCACGCCAGCCGCCTGGGCGATCTGCGCGTGCACCTTGGCGTCAGCCTCAACCGCGGCAATGACGTGCGCCTCGAGGTAGCGCCCGTTCTCCGCGCGCGGATACACACAATGCACGTTCGCCGCGAGACCATCCCAGGGCAGTACCGGACGATGCACGCCGTCGTCCACCACGGTCTCGCTGAATTCGGCCAGGTAGAGTTTTTTCACGACTGCGTGATGGTCAGAATGTCGTTGCTCGCGCCGGACCAGGCGAACACGATCGGCCCGGCCACCAGCGACCGGTCGGAGCCCATGTCGACGAACGCCAGGCAGCGCTTGTTGGCATCGGTGTTGTTGTAGATCACGCCCCACCGACCATTCGTGAATCCGCTGGCGTCCTGCGCCAGCGTGATCTCGTCGGCGCGGAACGTGGGCACGTTGCTGACGAGTGACCAGGACGGGTTCGACAGCGTGATGGGTCCGGTGTAGGACGTACCACCGGTCGCGACCTGGTTGGTGGCCAGGTTGGTCGTACCGGTGCCGCCCCAGTGAGGCGCGGACGTGGACAGGGCCGGGCTCACCGCCGAGGTGATGATCCCCAGCTTAAGCGTGTCGCCGTCCATGTCGTGGATCTTGTTGCCCAGGTCATGCAGGGCCTGCGCGAACCACTTGATGTCACCAGTCGCCATAGAGGCCTCAACGGTAGGAGCCGAACCCTGCGCGCTGCACGCGCCGCACGGTGCGGATGACGGGCGCCGGAACAGGCGCCGCAGGTTGTGTTTCGACCGGCACCTCGACCGACGGCTCGGCAGTGGCGGCGGGCTCGGACGAGGCGGCGAACAGGTCGCGCATGGTCGGATTGACGCGCGCCTCGAGGGCGTCCCAGTCCACGCGCCGCACGCCGGCACGCTCACCGGCAGCCAGACACCCCACGACCAGGTCGAGGATCTCGTTGCGACGGCCAGACAGCAGATGCCACTGGTTCACGATGCGGCCACCAACGCGGCGGCGTTCGAGCTTTTCGCTCGTCAATTGCTCGAAAAACTCGTCAGATAGGCCGGAAGGGAAGTGAATCCACCCAAATCCGGGCTCTTTCATCTCCAAAGCCCGGTAAACCTGCTCTTTTCCGGTGTCGCTGCCCAAGGGCCACAACTCGCAGCCCTTTTCGATCTTCTTGCCGCGGTGATTGATGTCGACCTTTTTCGGCAGGCCCAACAGCGGCTTGCCGGGCTCCGATTGGCCCTTGGTGGCGAACGCTTCGCGCGCGCGGTGCATGGCGCAGTAGTAATACACGGTGTGCGCCAGGTAGCCCGAATCGACGCCGTAGGTCAGCATCCGCAGCGTCGAGCCGCCCGCGTGCGGATAGGCCTGGCGCGTCCACGCGGTGAGCGCGGTCCACGGTCCGGCATCGCCCAGATCCAGCGGATCGCCGTAGAACCGTTGATGGTCGATGATCCACTTCTGTCCGTCGCGGCCGAATCCCAGGCACAGCGCCTCGAGGCGGTCGTGTTGGACGTCGCAGAACCCCACCAGCAGCAGGCAGTCGCGCGGCACCTGCCCGAGCCGGTACGGCTCCGCGCGCATCTTGAGGATGTCCTCGGCCGGCCGACTGCCGGGCGCCTCGTAGGCCTCGCCCAGCACGGTGTTCGTCCACACCTGCATGAGCGGCTCGCCCGTGGCTTCGTCGACGCCGCCGGCCGAGGCCTTGAGGTACTTCTCGACGGCCCGGACCCACGAGAACCAGCCCAGCGGCGAATACAGCGCCGGCAAATGCCAGGAGATCGTGCGCGTGTACTGCGGCAGCACCTTGCGCACCGTCTTGCCGATCCACTGCCACAGCGCCCAGGGATGCGGGTCGTCGTCGGCCAGCACGGTGTGCGCTCCGACGTGCAGGTGAATCCAGCGCCCCGCCGCCAACATGGCCGGCTTGTGATGCTCTCCGATCTCGCCGCCGCAAGCCTCGCACTCGTACCAGACGCGCGCCACTTCGTCGGTGGACCGCTCGGCGGTGTTGCCGTCCGTCAGCGTGACCCAGGCCTCGCAGTGGTGGCAGATCGCCTCTCCTGTGACATCCGCCGCGATCTCGCTGGCCGCACCGCAGTGCGTGCACGTCATCTCGCGGCGCGTGCGCATCGCCCAGCGCATCTGCGGCCAGCGCAGATACTGCTCGTGCTGGCAGTGCGGGCAGGGCACGTAGTACCGCCCCTGCGAGCCGTCTTGCCGGCGGCGGTCGATGCGCGACGTGCCGGCCAGCTTGGGCGTCGAGGTGCGCATGACCTTGGCCCGCGGGCCGAACGTGTCGGTGCGCTTCTGCGCCACTTCTTCGGGATCGCCTTCGCCGTCGACGTCGCCGGGGTAGGCGTCGATCTCGTCGAGCAGCAAATAGCGAATCGGCATGGAACGCAGCGCCGGGCCGCTGTTCGCGCCCACCATCGCGAGGATGCCGCCAGGGAACTCCTTGACCAGCATGGTGTTGCCGCTGTCGCGAGACTTCGCCTCGCGCACCTTGACGCGCAGCACCGCGCATTCCTCGATGAGCGGCGCGACGCGCTGCTTGCTGATCTTCTTGGCCATGTCGGTGGTGGGATTCACCAACATCGCGGGGCCGGGCGCCTGGTCGATGATGTAGCCGAGCCAGTTGTACAGCGCCTCGGACTTGCCGAGCTGCGTGCCGGCCTGCAGCACGCCGTCCGTCATCGGATGCGACACCGACAGGCAGTTCATCGGCTCGCGCAGGTACGGTGTGCGCGACGTGCGCCAGGGCCCGGCCTCGCTCGAGGCTTTGCTCGACAGCACGCGATGCTGGTCCGCCCAATCGGCGACCAGCAGCTCGGGGTCTGGCTGGATGCCTGAAGCGAAGCCGGACCAGTACGCGGCCCAGGCATCGCCCAGGCCGTCAGGTGCCTGCCAGTCGGCGAGCGTGTGCAGCGAGTCCATCAAGCGCCGCGCGCAGCTCGTGCTCGATCAGAGCACGGCAGCGAACCGGGTCCGTTTCAGCCGCCAGCAGCGGCGACAGCCGCTCCGGCAGGCGCATCAGTGCCGACTGCGTGGCGCGGGCCGCTTCCATGGCCGCGCGCCGAAAGTCCTCCGTTCTGCCCAGTACCGCGAGCCGCTCGGCCAGGTCCAGCTCGCCGTTGACCCGCTTGATCTTTTCGTTGGCGGCGCGATCGGCGTGGAAGTCCGACGGCCCCCCATCGGGGGAAACGGCCGGGTCGCTTCCTGCTCTTTGCGCTTTGGGTTGATGGGATTCGGCGCCGAGCAGCTCGAGGCTGCCCGGCGCGTCATCCATAACCCGCTGCGCTCTCTCGCGCTGGGGCATGTCGTCAGGCGGCGGCACGATCGTCCCCGTGCGCATCGCCAGTTCTGGATCCGTGTTGCTGTTCCACTGCCGCGCGGCCAGGTCGGCGTCGATCGCTTTAAGGCGGCCGTTGGCATCGCGCTGCACGGCGGTCACGCGACCGCTGGCGATCGCTCTTTGCACCGCGCCCAGGACCACACCGCGACGCCGCGCGAACTCCCTCAGGGACACCCAGTCGGCCATGGCGACCTCCACGGCCGTCCGGCCTGCGTGACTACTACGACCACTCCGAAACGACCCGCAGCGACTACTCCGACCACTGCCCGACACTAGATCGATAGCGGGGTTCGAAGTAC